GTTTAGCAGCCAGGTCTATAATATTAACTGCTTGGGATAAGTCTTGGTACGAAATGGTAGGTTCTTCTGACATGATTAAGACTGTAGTGATTCTGGCTTCTTTGTCAACTCCCTTATCAGGACTCTGTACTTCTCTTTTGTCTGAGGTCGTTTAGCTCTATTGATCCTACGCCTGTACTCCCTGACTACCTTATCTGTGTCTGTTCTGTGCTTAGGATGGATAGGATTTACTGAGTAATCTTTACTCCAGTATTCTATGATAGCAATGAGGACATCCTCGTAAGAGGCTCCCAGAGGCCGTATAAAGCGTTTGTACGCATTCCATACCTTACCCTCGAATGAATTGACTTCACGCTGTAGAACGCATCTGACGTGTCCTGAGACATGATCGTGGTCTAAGACCGCATCTTTGATCTGCAATCCTGTAATAGGATCTCGTCCTCCTTGTCTCATTAGGAGTTCCTCCCTGAATGATTTAATCTCGGACTGTTTAAGCTTGTTCATCAAATTGTCTAAGGTCTTTGTTTCTCATTTGAAGATTGTCTAACTTATTTCTGAATGAAGGATCGTCAGGATCTTGTGTTCCTGGAGGAAAGTGTAATGCCGTTCTTCTGAACTCTATAGTTGGCATCCACCCTAGTAGCCAGATTAGCTCTAAGTCTTTTCTAACCCTAGCAAATACGTAAAAGTCGCAGTCTTGTTCAAATCTTTTTTCAACTGCTACCCAATGGTGAGGCTGTGGAACTTGCCATCCACCCTTGCTCTTTACGTCTACTCGCTTCCCCTTCTTTGTCAGAAGATCGTAGTTGTACGTGCTGGCAATCTGTAGCCCGAACTTATCAGCGTAAGCAATCTCTGCTAGAAGCCCTCTAATGTTTCCAGAACCCCTAAGCATAGAGTGCTTAAGAGATCCCATTTCTTCAGCTAACTCTTTAGCCTTATTTCTTTGGGACTCAGTTGTCTTTATCTCAATCAAATCTTTAGTTCTTGCCTGTACTTTTCCCAGCTCTGTACCTCTTCAACAATCCATTCAACGGATTCTTTGTTGAGAACAGCTTGGTCTACTAGCTCGTGGATGAAATCATCCTTAACCCCACCCATCAGTCTAGTGATCTTGGCGGTTATTACATCTATCTGACTTTGAAAAGTCTGAGCAGCAGTTAGCAACTCAATTGCTTCTGACACCTCACTGACTGTTAGTTTCTTCATAGCTCGTACATTGTCTCCTCTAGGAATCTCTGCATCCAGCTCTCAAGAATTCGAATGGTTTCATTGGGCAGGAGAGATGACTCAGCGTACACGATTATAGTGTTATCATCGTCTATATCTATTACCTTTTGGTGAAACATAGTGACCTCATCCATTAGAGTTTTCCCCAGCTCAGTCCTGCATACCTGCCTTGCTGGAAAAATGTGATAGCCCACTGGCATTAGATCACCAGTAAAGCCGCCACCGATCATAGGTGCTACGCTTTCTTTTACGTACCCTGAATCAGATGAGAGCATCTCTTTCACCTGTAGTGCTAATTCTTTAAACTCTTCTTGAATCATTCTTCTCTGTAAAAAACGTCTATGTGTCCTGGCTTTACTACGTATCCTACTCCTTCTATGGCAGGAACAACAAGTTCATCAAGCACTTCATGGAGCATCATGTCAACTTCATCAGAAGATACAGTGCAGGTTTTGTACGGGGTCTTAAAGGTAATCGTGTACCTTTGTTGGCATATCGGGCAGGTTTCTTCGTTCATGGGTAATCAATATGGTTTTCTTTCTTTTCTTTAATCATTGCTAAAGCTATTGTGCAGTACCCGATGATGTCCTCAAAGGCATCCTCAACGTGCTCATCCTCCACTGCTAAGGATTTAGTTTTGCAGAACGTCTGCACTCTCTTTATCTTGTCTCCCATGCGAACGCACAGTCCGATAAGAGGATCTACTCCGTACTCCCTAGCTTGCTCAAAGTTAGCGAAAGCATCAGTGCTCATTGCGGTGTAGTCGTTGTTCTTGTCCTTTAGAACATTGGACATCTTGGCGAATAAAGCCTTAGTAAAATCTTCAAACTTTTCTTTTGTCATAATTCCATTAAATAATTAGTAGCTACCTTACCGTGCTGTACTACTCCACATCCGATAGCTGGATGAGGGCCGTACTTACCGTAAGCCATAGCGTAACTGTCCTTGTCTATCCCAGATCCTAGCTGCATACCGAACACTTTACACTTAGCTCCTGTGTGCCACTGAACGTAGCACTCAGAGTGGTAGTGTCCCTGTACAACTGATTGCATATCCTGCTTGGCTCTTTGGATAGCCTTCTTTCCATCGCCATGACAGTACACTACGTTGTCTATCGTAACGCTTTCAACGAACTCCCATCCAGGAGCTTCAAGAACTTCACTGTAATCTCTGACCCAGCGTTTAGATATTCCTGCCGTGTAAGCCTTTCGATGGACTAGCCTATCGTGGTTTCCTATACAAACGTAAGCCTCAGGGAAAGCCCTGTACCACTTACCTATTCTCTGTATAGCCCTGTCTAGTTCTTCGCCAGCAGAGTAGCCATCGGGGTCGGTCTCGTGATAAGAGCTGTAGTGATTATCAATACAATCTCCTATGAATACAACTTTGTTGCATCCAGCTTTACGATCCACGTTTTTGCAGAACCTCAAATATTTATCGAGGCAAAAGGGTTCATGCAAATCCCCGATGGCTAACACTTGTGACATACGCTATACAGAAAGTTTCTTAAACGCTAGTTCCTGAATAAGAACTCTAACTTGTTGAACCTCTATGTCAAGCGAGTTGACTAACAACAGCTCAATTCCAGCGAGCGTAAGCTCTTCGGTAGTGAGTTCACGTACCGTTGGAGTTGGCTGGACTTCACCCTGGCTATCAATGCAGGTTGTAGTGTCTTCCTTGAACTTGAACTTAGGTGGGTCATCTGTCTTGTACACCTTAACCTTACCGTCTATGTATAGACTAGCGTCAGTAGCGTACACCTCAGTCCCCCTCTCGTATTTACTGAGAGGAGAACCTTTGTATATGAGGCCGAAAGTTGAACCATCTTTACGCTCAAGCTGGAAGTTGTTAGCGGAGTCTTTGTACACCTGCTTAACAAGCTTCCCCTGAATCCATTTAGTTTCACTCATACTTACCACGGTAGATCGTCATCGCTATCGTCAGCAGCATTAGCTGTGACAGGAATGTTCTTAGGCTCTTGACTTTCCTGTTCAGCAGGAGTCGCGGAGCGATTAGCCTTACGTTCCTCAAAGACAGATTGATTATCTTGGATAAAGCGATTAACTGTGTCCACGAAGAAGTCGTTCTGCTTAGAGAAGTCGAAGTACGTCTTGTCCCCGATCTTAGCAGAATCTGCTTCAGGAACTCCAACGTACTTACCGTCCTCATAGGGGAAGGCTGAAGCAACGCTAGCTCCACCTTGCTGAATCGTAATGTAGATCGGTGCGATTGTGCGCTCATTCCCCTGTGGATCTTTGAACGTGTAAGCTCCCTTATGGTTTATCCAAGTGGCTGCACTCAAAGGAGAATGAACTGAGATGTTAGGAATTTTCTTAGCGATCCCCTTGAAATCAACAGCTAACTTACCGTTGGCTTTGTCTTTCCATACAGGTACGCTAAGTACATCTACTCCTTGATCGTGCTGAAGTCCTATGTTGAGAACCTCACCGTACATTCCGTTGTCGATGTAAACGGATTCGATATTACCGAACAGTTTATCTGTAGTGTACTGCCATCTCTCGCCAGGTGAAGGCTTAGTGTACTTGTGCAGTACCCTACCGTCATTGGCTTGCTCATTGCTTATTTGGTCACGGCATTTGCTCCAGTAACCCCCGTTTGTATTGTCTTTTTTCCAGTATCGTGTGTCTCTCATATATATTATTGGTTCCCTGTTTTAGCTTCAATCACTTCTTCCAACTTGGATGAATCTATTCGGAGAGTTCTGTACCCCCATCTAATTACAGGGATGTCCCCTTTATTTATGAGGTTACGAACTATCTCAATGCCTATGCCAAGCTGCTCGGCAGCCTGAGGGATTGAGAGGTATTTGGTTTTATTTTCGATCATATGTTTTATTGGTTTCTTATTATGTACTAGTAACTAAACTCGTACTGTTGATGATGAAAAGAAGCGGAAACGTCGCTCCATATATCGTACATTTGCAGGTCTCTGGATAATGTCAAGTCAGAGAACGATTTGATTCTAGATAAGGCTGTGTAAGTTAGACCTGGAGCCATAGGTACTTGCCTTGGTAGCTGTAGATGCACCTTGTTCAGTGTACTTCCTTGGCTGGAGTGGATCGTCATGCTGTACCCTAGCTGGATAGGGAATTGAATGTACTGACCCTTGCTCTCGTCGGTAACCTTTTCCTCTCCATCCTCAATCGTAACCTTGGGCGTACTGTCTTGGTACTTCTTTGGCTTCAGATAAATTATGCTGTTGTCGGAGTCCCTGTGGATTATCATGCGGCCACGCTTATCAATTCCGTAGAACGTACCAGTGTCTCCGTTCACAATCCTTTGCATAACTCCCATGACCTTGTACGTCATGTTTGCTTTTACAACTACACGGCAATATTCTTTCAAGTATATCTTCTCTTCGATAGGAAGATCCTTGTCTTTCTTCTTCTTGAACGATCCAGTTCGAGTGGCAGAAAAACACAATAGCCTTCCTTGTAAGTCATTAAGTTTCTTCTTATTGATCTCGTCACGTATCTTTCTGAGCGGAGTAAGTATAACTGCTTTACTATCAGGTGCTTGCACACGTGTATTCAGATAGTCAATATCTATTCTGGTCTGAGCACCTACTCTAATTCTGTTCAAGATGTTAGCCTCGATAGGATTTTCCTGGCGTATTACTTTTGTAAGACTGACCTGGTGGAAGTCAGTGTTCAGTACATTGCTCTGAAATAATCCAAACGGAGCTTTGTAACCGTACCGTTTTAATGTACTAGCATCTCTGCCTTGGGCAACTGGTGGAAGCTGGCCGACATCTCCAACGCACAGAATCTTAGCTCCTCCGAATGGCTCGAAAGATCCACGAGCTTTACGTAACGCTGCTTCGATGAAGTCAAGGTGATCGCATCTTACCATACCTATCTCATCCAAGATAATCCACGAGCAGTGCTTCAGAACTTCTTTGCGTTGTCCTCCGAAGTACCTGCAAGATGGATCGTTGAATCTCTGCCTGTGTACTGGCTGCTCCTTGAAGTTCGGATTGATTGGATGAGTTGATGGTATCCCGAACAACTTATGTATTGTACTACCTCCAATGATAGTAGCTGCTCTACCAGTAGGTGCTGCTAAGATCGAGCAATCGAATGTCTTAACTATTTCTTTTATCAGAAATGACTTTCCTGTACCTGCTGATCCAAAGCATATCAGTCTACTGCCTTGTCTGCCAGTAAGCATACAGTCCATAACGTGCTGTTGTTCTATCGTTAATCCCATAGTTTAATCTCTCCTCTAATCCCTTAATAGATCGTTGTATCTGGGTACAATTAGCCCCTACAAGGGACTAACCATTCTATCCTTGATCCCTGTAATGAGTCAATGTAGAGCTGGTGCCTGAGAGGACTCGGTACGTCACTATGATCCTCTTTGGTCAGGCATTAGCCATTGCTTTCGCAATCCTTTTTACAACCAGATGGGCGAGTTCTGGTAACCGATGTCCCTTGTACCACTAGGTACGCCTGATTTCAAGGCAAGGGTGCAACTATCTTTGATGGTATTACTACCTGAAAAAAGAATTGGACAAACTTTCTTCATTTGTCAAGCCGCCCCTCCTTTTCGTACAGGTAATCGAAGATCCTTCTTAGCTCATCCTTGGCTTCCTCGATCTCATCAATCACTATACGAGACAGTGCATGTGGTAACCGATTCTCAATCAAGTAGGAAACCATCCTGTCTAGGTGATAGTCCAGTTTCTCACTTCCCCATCACCAG